TACTGGTGGCTTTGGCGATCCGATTTATAACCCTGAAGCTGTTGAGGAACAATAGTGTCTTACCTATTTGCAAATAAACTTCAGACCTTCTTTGATGCTAACGGCAATCCGCTTTCGGGTGGCAAGATTTATGCCTATGCTGACGGGACTTCTAGCCTGCTGAACACTTACAGCAACTCTGCCCTATCTTCTGCCAACACTAACCCTGTTGTGCTGAACAGCGCAGGTAAACCGCCACAAAACATCTACCTGTCGGCTTCTGCCTACCGCTTGGAACTGTATACGAGTGCGGATGTCCTGGTCGCCCAATGTGCCGATGTCAAAGGCCAACTGCCCGTTATCAATCCGGCCACCGATGCTAACAAGGCTGTCGTGGTCAATAGTGGTGCTACTGGCTATACGACCGCTGCAACTGCGTCTGGATCAGCTTCCTACATCACCGTTGATGCAGAGGCTTCCCTACCGAACAGCTACCAAGCTGTCAGCACCAACTTCCTGACCTTCACCAAGTCCGGCGACACGGTTGTCTTCGGTCTAGCTAACCCTGTGGATTTTGGCGGCAAAGAGCTGAAGAACGCTGTCCTGAACCTGCAACGCGAGAAGAAGAACGCATTGACGGGACAATCAGGCGCGGTGACCATTGACTACTCACTTGGCCCTGTTTGCACCATTGCCCAGACCGGCAACATCACTTCGGTGAGCGTGACCAATGTTCCGGCATCTAGCACCGTGACCCTGACTGTGATCCGTAGCCAAGCTGATGCCACCCTTCGCACGATGACCTGGGGTGCTGCGTACAACTTTAGCGGTGGCACGAATCCAACCCTGTCAAACAGCGCAAGCGCGGTTGATGTGTTTACCCTGATTACCACGGATGGTGGGTCGAACTGGCAAGTGGGCGCGATTACTGGGGTCAGCTAATGCTTCGGAACTTACTTTTCGGCAATAATTTCGGTGCTTCGGCAGCTATGTCTGTATCCCTTGCCCCCGAATACATTGAGGAAAGTTTCATTCCCAACGGGGCATGGACTTCAGGGCTTGTTGTTCCTACGGTTACTGGTGGGACTAGCCCATATACTTATAACTGGTTTCGACCTGGTGGTGGTGGCGGTGTTTCTTTGGCCTATGTTGCAAGCACGAAGGACATGGCATTTAACGCTACGGGGACAGACCAACGGTACTATTCGCAATGGTTATGCACGGTGACAGATTCTTCAACCCCTGCTAAAACGGCAGACGCAACGGTTACCCTAGCCATCGGCTTCAATGTCAGCGCATACCCTGACGATGCCGAACCCTTCTAAAAAAGAACCCCCCGATTTGGGGGGTTAAGTCTACGGAATGGAATCAGAGGGATAAGACCGTAGAACCATGAATTGCGTGACCGGCGAACCGGTGCATCAACGAGGGATGCGTGGGAAGTGAACAGGAACACCCAAGCAAGTGACCTACCAAAGTCAGATTGCAGCACCCACCGTCATTTATCTTGGGGCATACACATCGAACTGTCAAGCATTGCGTCTTGGTAGGCCAGTAGCTCGGCATCTGATCCAAACTGCTTGCGAAACGGCTTGCTTCCTTCTGCCAGGCTGAACCCATACTCAGACCGCATAGAAGCCTTTGTATGCCCGTCTAACGGAACAGCCCTATGGTGCCACGGACAAAGCCCAACTGTCGCCATATGCCCAATCCTGCGATTCCCTGACAGTATGTGATGAATCTCTACATACGATGAGATTAGACCTAACTGGTCGCAGCAGACGCAGACCGAAGAATCTTTGATCGTGTTGAACCTGGCTTGTTCGGCTTTGGTCGGTTTTCCTGTTGAGTGCTTCACTTGTTGTTTAGTATGTCGAGCGCACTAATTCTTGCCCTTGCGATTTCCACATACTCGGCTTCGCGCTCAATGCCGATAAACTGGAAGCCTTCAATAACGGCCGCCTTTCCGGTTGAGCCTGAACCTGTAAACGGGTCTAGCACAATGCCACTAGGCGGTGTCACAAGACGGCATAGGTAGCGCATCAGGTCGGTTGGCTTAACCGTGGGATGATGGTTCTTAGACGGCGACTTTACACTTCCATATTTTCCACATACATCGTCACCGTTTGGGTCGTTTGTACCACCACCGCCGATTGTTTGTTTTGTTTCAAATCTGTCCAACCCTTCATCCCTATCTTTTTTACTGGCTTTAGCGCAGTAGAAAAACCTTGCTGCATCGCCTAACAATTCGGCAGGTTCGCCACCATCGTGAATCAGGTTGGCAGGCCATCGGCCTAAAACGGTACTTTCTGGGCTAGTGCATTTAATCTCACCAACACCAAATGCCCCCGTCACACTTGTGTCCTTTCCAACATTACTACCGCGATACTTTGCAAGAACTTTATAAGCATCCCAATCACCACCTGAAACCCGACACCCATCAATGTTCAGCCCACCAGTACCATGCGCAAGCACATTCTCGGCAACCGTGCCGATTAGCGGCTTACGGGCTACGGTGATAGGCTCAAGCGCGGGCTTTAGGGCTGTTCCCCATCCTTGCCATTGACGGGCAGCTTCGGTTGCGGGGGCGGTGATGAAGTCGGTTTTGCCAACCGTTCCGAGTTCGTATAGCGTGTTTTCTTTTGTGCAGTTTTCTCGGCTATTTGGGTTTCTGCCAATCACTTCCCGTTCCGCACCCGCCGCCTTATCAATCGCCTTGCTTACATCATGGCTTTTCGGGAAGCCCGAACCATAGACCCAGGCAATCATGTCCCGAATCTCAAATCCGGCATCTTCAATGCGTACCGCCATGCGATGCTGTGTGCGTGTTCCAGCAAAGGCCAGCAGATGCCCGCCAGGTTTCAGCACCCGCAGACATTCAGCCCATATCTCAACGCTAGGAACATCGTAGTCCCACTTCTTGCCCATGAAGGACAGTCCGTAGGGTGGATCAGTAACCACCGCATCAACGGAATTATCGGCAAGAGTTTTCAGCACATCAAGGCAATCACCGTGCAAGACACGGGCTTTCTCAAGGGTTTCCATAGGTATCCTGTTAGTTAGATTGTTACCATTTTACCTTGTCAGCCCAAAACGCAGCCGACATCTTTCCTTTGGCAATGTTCTTAGCGTGGCGAGCCTTAAATGATTCGTTCCGCTTGCTACCTTCCGGCGACCCCTTGACACCCTGTTGACCGAAACGAATCAGCTTCTCAACATCGCCTTCGAGAGCCAGTACAGCATGACTCTTGGTGGGGTGGTTCGGGGTGCGCTTGGGCTTGTTGTAGCCTGCGAAGGTTTCAGAGCCTTTCTTGATCATTTCGGCTTCTTGGCAGTCTTAGCAGCAGCTTTGAACGATGCAGCAGTAGGCGCACCTTTAGCACCAGTCTTACGCATCTTCTCGCCCGATCCGGCGGCTATCCGTTCGCGCTTGGCATGAATGTTGGCATATAGACCCTTAGGCATGGCTTATCCTTTCCGCTTCTTTTTGGCCTTACTTGCAACCGATAGGGCAATGGCTACGGCTTGCTTGTTCGGCTTGCCGGACTTCATCTCAGCACGAATGTTCTTAGCAATCGTGGCTTGCGAGTACCCTTTTTTTAGTGGCATGACAGATCCTTACTGTGGGGTGAGAAAGCATATGACCATTATAGCCATCGTACCGCCAACTGCAATGTATGCGATAAGGTCACACAGAAAATTATTTAGTTTAGCCTTCATATCCGTTCCCATCATAGTCAGATTTTTGGTTGACAAGCTCATCAACATACCATTCTTCAAAATAGTCCCATGCGTGTTTGTCTTTATCAATCCATCGCAGGATGTGTGGCACAAGGTCTTTCATAGGCCGATAGCGCACATAATCGGTGGCGGCATCTACCCTTTCTTCATAAGATAATTTGCGGTAGGTCATAGGACAAACTCCACGACATCGTTGAGTGAGTGATCAACCAGGTCTTGCTTAGACTTTGTGCCATGCTCTGAGAACAAGGTTTCGCCATCATGTTTCACTTCAAAGAACCACCAACCGCCATTGGCTTGTATGGTCTTGGCTTCTGCCGGAAGGGTCTTGTTGACCCCCGTGGTCTTGTTTAAGAATCGTGCTGCGATAGGATAGGTTTTCATGGTATGTCCTGGTTATTGGTCGGGCTTAATTGCCCTTCCATGTAAACAGTATGTACCAAACAAACACACAAGTCAAGAAAAAGATTGTGAACTTTTTGTAAACTTTCTGCTATTGCAAAGGCCAGTTCTGCAATAAGTCCCTATTGCATGAATTAAGACATTCAGTATATTAGCAATATCAATAACTTACGCAGACTGGCTATACTTTTCGATGATTTTAAGGGCTTTTTCAAGGGTTTCGGGGCAATAAGCGCGTATTTCCGTATAACCTTCCATATCACGGATCTTTGTCCGGCTTCCGAGGCCTAGAAGCTCTGTTTCAACCGCCCTAGCATTTCTTACCCTAGTCCAGGCGATTACCTTGAACCCTACCTTATGTCGCCTTGCAACGACCTGTATGCGCGTAGATTTGCATTTGTTTGAGGTTATGCCGACCTTGTAGACTGGCAGGCCTTCATGCTCGATGCCGACAAGCTGCCACAGGTAGATAATGTCGTTGTCGCAGACCCTGGGGGTACGAAGCAGCCCCTTTGCAGCCCTGAGAAGCAAGTATTCTCTGCGGTTCATACATAGCCTGTATGCGTGGTTTGCAAGACCATACACCAATTTTTACCTGTGTGCAATAAAAAACCCCACCGAAGTGGGGTTGACAGGTCATTGCGACTTGTCGTAGTCTGTAGATGCGAATCAACAAACTTAGGCAAGTATCTGCATTATCCCCTGGTTTGTCAAGCGCCGTCACGACCCACGATAGTCACGCTGTCAGAGATGCAGGCAGGTCAAGAAAGTCTTACTGAAGTGATCACGGTATGATGCCGCCGTGCGTAAAACACAGTTAGTGGTGATGATGTAGGTACAGGGCGACTACCCTGCGGAAGATACCCATCCGAAAAGAGTTTGTGACAATCATCGCTTCAGTACCACCATGAAACCACCAAAGCAAATGCCAGTATCACCCAAAGGCATCATAGACCCCTTATTGTCTAAAGTTTATGGGTTAGTCTGATTACATAAATAATCTACGCAAAAAAAGATTTTCATAAACCGCTTGACAGTAATTTTGTTTGCTGTATAAATATCAATACACCCCTAACAGGAATACCAAATGAAGTTCGGAAGTGTTTGTAGCGGTATAGAAGCTGCATCGGTTGCTTGGCCTTTTTGGGAAGCCGCCTGGTTCAGCGAGATTGAGCCATTCCCTTGTGCTGTATTGAAGCACCATTACCCCGATGTCCCGAATCACGGAGATATGACTGCCCTGCCGGATCGGATTCTGTCGGGCGAAGTAGAAGCACCCGATGTATTTTGCGGTGGTACACCGTGCCAAGCCTTTAGTGTTGCCGGAAACCGTAAGTCCCTTGATGATGCCCGTGGAAACCTTTCCTTAACCTTTTGTGAGATAGCCGATGCAATCGACTCAGTTAGATATGTTCGAAACGAACAACCAACAATCATCTTCTGGGAAAATGTTCCAGGAGTTCTTAACACAACCGACAACGCTTTCGGATGTTTTTTGGCAAAACTTGCCGGTGAATCTTGTGAATTGCAACCGCCAGGGGGAAGGTGGACAGACGCTGGTTGTGTGTATGGCCCCAAGCGAACAATCGCATGGCGGGTCTTGGATGCCCAATATTTCGGCTTGGCCCAACGCCGCCGCCGTGTGTTTGTTGTCGCAAGTGCTAGAGAAGGGTTCAATCCAACAGAGATTCTTTTTGAGTTCGACAGCTTGCGCCGGGATTCTGCGCCGAGCCGAGAGGCGCGGAAAGGAATTACCACCGATGCTAAGGGTGGCGTTATCGGCAACCGCATGACGGCATTTGGCGAGTATGTCGCAGACGAAACAGCATCAACAATCAAGATGCGTGACTACAAAGATGCGACCTATTTAATCTGCGCCGAAATCTCGCCAACCGTTACCAATGGCCCGCCGTTCAGCTGCACAGGAAACGAGCGCGTTGAATGTGATGCGCTTGTGACCTACGGAATGCAATCAACCGTAATCGGCAGAAGCGAAACATCCGGCCCACAAGGCATGGGCTTCTGCGAGGAGGTTAGCTATACGCTGACTAAGGCTGACCAGCATGGCGTAGTAGTAGCCCCCCCCCATGCGTTCAAGATTCGCGGAGGTTGCGAAGGCGGCGGTAAAGGCTATCTCGGCCAAGACGAACAGGCGTTTACGATAACTTGCGGTCACGATCAGCAGGTGGCTGTTGCGTTTGCACAAAACCAACTTGGCGAGGTTCGCGCATCTGCCGAAGTGTTCAATACGCTGAACACCAACAGCAACGCATCCGGCAGAAATACAGCGATGGTAGCGACTCAGTACGCAGTTCGCCGCCTAACACCCATTGAGTGCGAGCGATTACAGGGCTTCCCCGATAACTATACGAACATTCCGTGGCGCAACAAGCCCGAAGCCCCGGATGGGCCGCGATATAAGGCGCTGGGTAATAGCTGGGCCGTGCCGGTAGTGAATTGGATCGGCCAGCGCATTCAGAAAGCAATCGAGGAAATCAAATGAAATTCAAAACC